TAGATGTATCTTCAAACATGTCAGGAAAAACACCTTTTACGTAAATCAAAGATTCGTGTCTGGTTGTGTAGCTGCTTAATCTGTAGCTAGCAGTGGGCAAGGTTGTTAAAACGTTTTCGCGATTATAATACTCGATAGACGTAATTGTCAGCACCATGTAAAACGGCATGATGAGCTTGTCTTTAATCTCCGATACCGTAAGCTCAAAAGCACGAGTTCCTAAAATAACACCGCTCAAATTTTCTACTTGCGTTATTGCGCTATCAATCATGGTCTGCACCTCGTCAATGGTTACCTGGTCTACTTCTAGCGCACCTGTGCTGTCATACGCATCTAACCTAAGATGTTTAAGCGCTTGCTGCATTGTGCAGTACACGTCGGAATTTAGTGAGTCGATTGCGTAATCCATGATTTTTAAGCTTTAACGGCGCACTTTGCGTCTATGATTTCTTGCGCTAGTTTTGCGTCTAGATCTATAGTCTGGCCTATGTTATAGGGCAGGCTAAACAAACCAGCTACGTGGTCTGTGATTTTAATTTTTAAGGTGCTACTTGCTTTCTTTTGCTTTTTTGTAGTGCCTGTTGCAGGAACTTCTGGTGTTGATTTAGTTGTCTTATCTGACATGATTTTATAATTTATAGGGTTAACTAATGAACTGGTCATAGGGCGCTACTTTATTCACGCCCCAGGAACCAACCCAATTAAAACTTAAATTCCTCTTATGAAGGCGTTTTTTGCAAATGCTGTAGGCTTTGCGATTGCAACATCTGCATACAGGTTTGCCACGAGGCGCACACTGTCAGCAGCAAGCTCTGTATAGGGATCTACTGCGATGCTCATTGCACCCCACTGTCCCACAAACAACTGCGAAAAGTCACCGTAAATTAATGGGTACACAGCGGTGCCGCCAGCGTCTAGTGTAGGCACTAGGTTTGTGCTGACATAGCGGTAACCCATTAACTGGTCTATAAGCTCTAGCAAGAAACGGCCAGAGCCTGCATCTTTTTTAATAGTCATTAAAGCTGCACGCACTTTAGGGTGCATGAGCCAGCCTCGTGAAACGTCAGAGGCGTCTGCACTGTCTACTAGAGACTCGAGCTGCACTAACAGATCATGAGTAGCGACTGCCGCTGCGCTGCTGCTGCCTGTTAAAACACCTGTGGTATTTAAAATACCAGTAGGTGCAACGCCACCACCACCGTTTATAGCTGCACCATTAAGGATGCGGCTACCTGCCTGACCTAACAGTTTGCGTACATATTCCTCAACACCTACACTGGCCTGATTAATCAAGCTGTTTGTAATGGATGCACTTGCTGCGGCTCTTTTTGCCGATAGGCTAGGACCTACAAACTTTTGTTTTTGTCCAGTAACACTGGCGCCCTCTGCAAGCCATTCCATGTTAAAGTTGTTGGCATTAGGCAATGGAACATCACCCGCAGACAAGCCGCTAAAAAAGGTCGCTCCCAATTCCTCTACAAAAAGCTTTGGCATAAATGGGTCCTGCAAAACAGGTGCGCTTGCAGTAACCAACTGGCCACCGTACTCGCCAGCATCTCCCGTTACTGTATGCTGTGTTGCTCTGGTCACACCTAAAGGTATAACGATGGCTGCGCTGTCTGGTGTGGTCACACCCGCTGCGCGGTTTTCTGCACGACCTATGGCGTCCAATTCAGCCTCTGCACCGGTTAATTCTTTACCAGATAGACGGGAACGTATTGCGGCAATAATAGATGCCTTGCCATGTATTGCTGCTTTTTCGGCAGCTTCACCACGGTTTGCACTGCCTAGTATAGTTACACCATCTAGTGCAGCTGCACGAGCTTGCGCAGTTTCTACTGCTTGCTCGTCTATAATTTTTGAGTCTAGCGCTTGCACTTGCGTGTCCAGCGTTCTAAACTCGGTTTGCTCAGTTTCCGTAAACTCCCGGTTTTCTGCATTACGTGTGTCGATGAGCGTTTTTTGCGCTGTTACTTTAGCCGCGCGGTCTTGTTGAAGTTGTGCTAACTTTGTCATTTTACTTGTTGTTTAAATTATACATATATGCAGCGTCAAACTCATCGAGCATGGCTGTATTTCTTGTGGTGGTTGGTGGTGTGGTGGTTGCTTTCGCGAAAGCTTCTAGACCCTCATTGTTTCTTTTTATTGCGTCCTTATTGCTAGGCACGGGAACGACAGACCACTCTACCAAGGTCTGGCGCGTGAAGTATACTAAGTCTGGGTTTTCGCCTTTGTCAAAATCACCGCGTGCGGCCTCATGTATTTGCGCACCTACAGACGCGCCTTTAAGCGTGCCATTGTCTAGTTTGCGTTTCACCTTGTCTGCAACCGGGTTACCTATTTCTAAATCTAGAACCGCTATCATTTCTTGATTTTCAAAACGCACGGTAGAGGTCCCAATAACAGCAGCATCTGGGTCAGATGACCATGTGGCATGGTTAAGACTCACAATGTTATTTGCGCGGTATGCTTCAAGTTCCCAACCTGACTGGCGAAAAACAGTACCATAGCTATCTGGGCTCTCCGTAGAAATAACAAACTCGTACGAGCGGTTCTCTGGGTCTATAACCTGTGGTGCGCGCACAGTTGCGTAGCGGGTCTGAATGATGTTCTTGTTATCCATTTAAAGATTCTATTTTTGCGTCTACTTGTTCTTGCGTTTGTGCGTTTACTGGCTGGTAGGGCTTTTCAAGTCCATCTATAGCCGGTAGATTTTCTAGCCTGCGCACCTCGTTAGGTGCTAACCAACCAGAGAAAATGCCTTTACTATACCAGTCTGCTCGGGACTTAATGTCGGTGCGCAGTAAGATGTTGTTGTTAAATCTCGTAAAATATTGTTCTGCTTTTTCGGCTGGTGTGAATAGTTTGCGGTCGCATTCTTGTTCTAGTTTAAGCTGCCACGGCATCACGCAGTCTTGCTGGTGCTCAATACCTAAATATTCTAGAGATGAGTAGTTTGCATTACTCATGTCTTTAATTTTGTGAGGTGCAATATTTAAAAAGCGGGATATTTCTATAACACCATTTTTCATGGTGTCCAATATCTTGAGCTCGTCCGGTGTTAAACTTATGCGCTGGTATTTTAAACCATCGTCTAGAACTGCGGTGTTATGCTTGTGGCCAGCGTTCATGTGCTCATTAAACTTAGTTGATATAACCTTTTTATTTTCGAGTTTAATTTGTGATTCTGTACTAAGAACACCAGAACTTATCGCCTTATTATCATAACTCTTACCCGCAAAGTCTTGCGCATTTATAGAAATACCCAGAGAAGCTGCCATGTATTTTACAACGCTTATGCCTCTTAAACCTTCCTCAGAAAAGCCCATGATATGAATCATGCTGCTTGCTGGTATGGGTAGCGTGTAGCCTTTTACCGTGTAGTATAATTGGTTTTGATATTTCTTAACGTCAGTAACTTCGTCAAACGGTGTGTACACCAGCTCGACCGGGACGCCACTATTGTTAGTCACAATAACCGCAAAGCCATCGCCTTTTATAATAGCCGACTGTATGAGCATTTTACGAAATGTAAAGCTGGTCATAAGCGGTGAAGGCTCTTTATGCAATAGCATGTCTACTGGGTGTTCGCTCACACGCTCTACCTGATTACCTACGTTTCTAAATACTTTAAATGGAGTCTTTGCAATGTCGTTAGATATCTGATCTACGGCATTATAGAATGCCCCTACGGTAAGTGCTGTGCTTTGGTTTACACTAATTCTACCAGGTGCGCTCATATTAAACAAGCCGCCAAAGATACCAGACGAGTCAACGCTGGCAGCTCTAACGGCTGTAGGGTTTTTTATGAAAGCGGCACCTAGTATCATAGCTTCTATTATGAAAAGAGATACAAAGATTAAATACTAGGTAAGATAAAATAGGGATGAGTTTTCCTTTTTTTTTATTTAAGGTTTGACATATCCCGTGATATAGTTAATTTTTTAACTGCCTTATCTATTACCTTATTCTTTTCTATGTATGGTTTTTTTTGTTCTTTTCCAAGTCTTTCCATCCACATAATATTTCGTTCTTTTGCTGCTTCTAATATTCTAATTGCTTCTTCCATAATGTTCTGTTCTTTTAATTCGTTAAAAATCTAACCATATAACCATACGTTGTGCATAATAGCTACACACCAGTATATTCAAAAACGTGAAATACTAAAAAGCCACCGTGCATTTGGTACGTTCCTAAATAATTTCTACTTACACCCATATCATAATGTACATCGTGTCCAGTTCCAAACACCTCAATAAATCGCTTTTCCTTTGTTTCTGTTGGGTCAACTAAAGCCCATATACAAGGTATTTCGTTTTGTGTTTGCACGGTTAATATTTCCGCATTAACAGGCATTTCAATTGTTTGATTGTCTGTTGTTTCTAATTCAAATTTCCAAATTGTTTTATTCATCTTTTTAAGTTTTTAGTTAATTAATCCGCTACTATGCACAAAAATGTATAAAAATCATTGTTCGTACCTCTCAACGCTTCTTATACTCAGCTGTTGGGGCAAATACTACATAAGTGTATTTTCATAAACATTCCCTTTGACCTCTAAAAACTCACCGAAATATTCAACGAGTGAGGTCAAGAAAGTTCCGTTTTTTAAAAATGAAGCATCAACACACCAGCTTAAAGTATCTTTGCACCAAACAACAGGCAATAGACTTTCATTGTACCCTAAACTTAAATCTTCTTCATCAATAGGGTATCTATCTACAAGATAATCCCCTTCATATATTTCAATTCCGTTTTTGTCTTCAAGTCCGGTTGATTGCAACGGGATAATATCGTTTACCGAAAAATCATAAGTCAAGGGTTTTCTGTAGCAAATTTTTTTTAATGTCACATCCCAAAATCTAAAATTAAACCTTTTCATTTCTTTAGTTTTGTGTTAAAATATCTTCTTAAAATATAGCTTCGCGCTACACTAATTAAGGTAAAATATAAAGTGATTATCAGATTTTTACTTGTACTACTTTCTATTCCTAAAATGGGAAAGATTACAAATAAAGAGATTAACGAAATCAGATAGCCTATTGCTACATTAGTTAGGCTCTCTAAAAATGATTGCTTTTTTGTTTGCATGTTTTTTGGTTATTTGAAAAGTTCTAACTGATTTGCATTTTTGCGGTCGTGTTTAAAACCGAATGATTCTACTTGCAATATACCCACGACCTCTGCATCCATTTCCATAACAAACTCACCTACTACGAACTTTTCGCAATCGTTCTCATTTATAGCGTCTGTCGCGTATTTGTGGGCCTCTTGTTTTGTATGAAATATAGCACCGTCCTGACACTCTATTGCACCATTGCTGTAGTACTTAGGAAATCTAGAATCTATGAGAAAGACGATGTATCTGAGGCTGGTTGTTTGCATGAGGTCAGGGTTTATTGGTTTAATCTGAATTGGTCAGGTACTGGGTCTTTTCTAGGGTGATCTGTGGTTATGAACTTCATACCTTCTA